TTTTCGTGACAGTGTAGGCGCTGCCGGAATTTCCGGCAGTTTGGGGCTGAGGTTGTCATCACCTTTACCTCTGCCCTTGATAGCCAGAACTTTGTTCATTTGTCTTGCGCCTGCCCGCCAAGTCCGCCCGTGCATCTGCTGGATGAACTGGTAGGCCTTCTGCGTCGCAAACCCGGTATCGATCACTGTCAATGCGATCGGCATTCCCCAGCCCGGTCGATCCTGCATAGGCAGGATACGATCAATTTCAGTGATCAGAACCTGCCAATCGAGAATGTTCTCAGGCGGGTTGATCTCTCGTAACTGCAAATCAGGCCAAACCCTTTGCATGATCGTCTTGCGATCAACCATCCAAGATCGACCTTCCGAATCCCACGCCCAAAGCCCGAGATCGAATTTATCGCCGCCAACGTCGATTGATTGAGTGACGAACAGCGCACCAGTCGGAAACTGGCCTTTCTGAAAATCGCCGCCATACTCAACCAGTTCGTTTCGCCGCTGGATAAGCTTTGCCGAGTCCAACTTGGCACTATTCCCCGACCCCTCATAGGGCTCGCCCAGCACCTTCGCGGTGACCTCGCGCAGCTTCTGCGGCTTCTTCGTCGCGTCGAACTCGGCGAGCGCGCCCTCATATTCCTCGGCCAGCTCGGCGTTCGAGATCATCTTCGACATCGTGCCGTGAATCCAGAAGCCGCGAGCGCGGTTCGGTTCGGCCTCGCCGCAGACGCCGATCTCGACATCGAGCGATTGGCCGCGGTGCATCCAGACACCGGCATCGATCATGCGGTGACGCTGCTTGTCGTCCAGGCCGCCGCCGCAGTGCGGGCAGGTCAGTTCCGCTGTTGCCTTCGCCATCTCGACCCGCTCGTCCTTGGTGGCGCCGTCGCCGGGCCGCTCATAGGTCAGTTCGGCGCGCGGCACCTCGGGCCAGTATTTCGTCGGGAAGGGTGACGACCACATCCCGCAATTCTCGCAGGGCCAGACGTAGATCCCGCGCGATGACCCGACCCAGCCCTCGGCGATTCCCTCGGCCCAGCCGCCATCGGGGTGACTGGTCATCCCGACCTTGCGCTGGCTGCCCAAGGCACGACCGCGAACACGGGCCTGCTCCTTGAACGAACGGCGGATAGTCGGCGAATAGCTGTCGATCTCGTCCCCGACCATCAGGCCATACTGGACGTTGGTGAAGTTCGCAGGGATCGCGGCCTGCACCTCGAAGATGCGGCCCGCGACGCGCTTGCGCGACTTGTTGTTGTCGCTGCGGCCCGCCCCGATCTTGGCCTGAATCTCGGGATGGAGCTCGAACAGGTAGCGCCATTCGCGGTCGCAATATTTGTCGACCTGGTTGTCGGCTTTCAGATACCAGCCGATGTCGGTCATGGGGCCGAACCGCATCAGCTTGAAGGCGTAATTCTCGAACGCGACCGTGCCACCGCAGCGGCCCGGCTTCGGCACGATGACCTCCTCGACGGTCGGATCGTCTAGCGCGTCCATGATGCCGACCGCATAGGGGGTCAGGTCACGCGACCATGGGATCGTGCCGGTCCCGCGCGGGGTTTTCAGCTTCCGGTATTGCTCGGCGCAATGCACCGTGGATATCGCCTCGGGTGGCCGGGCGAAATCGAGAAGGCCCGCAAGAACGGAATAGCCACTGGCCAGATGCTGCCCGCTGCTGAGATCGGTGACCTCAGCCATCAGTTCATCCGGGGACAGGACCTTCATGGGATCGGCTTATTTCCTCGCATCGTTGCGCGAATGCTGCCGCCTGGGCGAATGTCGCGCGCTCGACCTTCTCTCGAATCTCCGGGGGGAACACCCCGTTGGGATCGGCGACGCCGATGACGCCGAGACAATGATCGCGGGCAGCTACCAGAACCTCGCGCAGGATGTTTTCGACATGCTCGCGCGGCACCCACAGACCTGCCTCGCGCTTCTGCTCGGCGATCTTCTGATAGATCGCCATCGACTTATCGACATCGCCCAGCGTGAAGCCGTCGGGCATCATGCCATCGGGCAGGCCAAGGACTTTCTCCGTGCGCCGCGACTTGTCCTTGAGCGCCTGCTCCTCGCGCTCGAAATGCCGGACCAGCCAGTCGGTCGTTCGGCGGACCTTGAACGTCCACTCGATACCCTGGCCGCCGCGGACGAAGCAGCCGGACTGCTCGAAACCTGGCAGCTCGTTGCACCATCTCCGCAGCGCGCCCTGCCAGGACACGCCAAGCAGTTTCGCCATCGGCTCGGCGGTGAGTGTCGCCTTGACCGGGTGCGCGTCGGCGCGCTTCTTCGCGATGCGAAGCTGCGTCAACCGGGCTTGGGGGTTGAGGACCGTGCGGGGCATCGATCAGGTTTTCCGGGCTTCGCGCACAAAAAAAGCCCGCCCCGAAGGACAGGCTTTCGTCTCAAGACGCGATTTCAACGGTGTGAGATATGCCCCGAAACGGGTCGCATCGTCAATAACTGAATTATTCACCCAGCGCCTCGTTCAGTTTCCGCTGCATTTCTTCCAGCGTTTCGAGATAGTTAGAGACTGATGTTGCGCAATCACGCAAACATTGAACCTCATGTCGGAAGCGACATTTATGCGCTCTGGCAGCGCGCTTGACCGGGATGTCGTAGAGGATCACCGCCTCGAAGAACTTGACGAAGGCGCTCGGCATCGCGGCGCGCGCATGGCGCAACTGCTCCTGCGCGGCGACCTGCTCCTCGGTGAAGTTCATGCCCCTCGACTGCGGCGCGGTCCAGACCTCTTTCAGAAAATCGGTGCCGGGCATCGCGCCCTCGAGCCCCGCCTCGTCATAGGTCCGGCGATACCAGGTGCAGGCGCTCAGCTGTTCGTCGTTGAGCTTTCCGGCGCGGTGGAGCCGGGTGGCGATCGGGGTGAGCACGCGGCGCATCGTGGTGATTCCTTCGCTGAGCGATGCCCACTGGCCGTCATGGCGCGGGCGATAGGGGATGGCGTCGGACTTGCCGCCCCACTCGGTATGGTCGCCATCCTCGTCCGTTTCTGGATCAGCCCTGCACTGGGCGATCCATTCGGGCGTGGGCGGGATGATGAGGTCGGACTCGTTCGCGGGCAGGCCGAGCCGGACGTTGCGCTCGGCATCGGCGCGGGACTGCTCGGCGATGCGGTCGGCTTCATCGCGGGCGAGGATCGCGGCGACGCGGCGGGCTTCGCTGCTGGGGCTTACGCGCGCCACAGGTCACCTGTATTGCCAAGGGGGGCATCGCTTTCCTTCGACCGCCCCGGTTCATTGAGCCCATGCTTGTCACACTTCCCGCGCGCACCGCACTTCGGGCATTCGAGCATACGTTTGGCCATGTCGCATATTCCTTGTCAGGCGTGGGGCGGCGAGAGCGGCAAGCCGCTAAGTCGAGAGCGTATTTTGGCTATTTCCTCGGTTATCAAAGCATTCTGCTCGCGTTGTAGGTCCTCGATTGATTTGAGGTCGTTCTTGAGCTTTGTGATAAATTCAGGCTCTTTTATCTCCCCAAATGCAGCTATTCGAAATTCACGAACAAATGTATTCTTCAAACCTGTTTCGCTTGCGATCCTTGTATCGCTGTAGCCGTTATTATAACGCCCGGCATCTATATCGAAGTTGTCGGAAAGCAGCTGGAACATCTGAGCCTGAGCTTTCATTGCGGCTACACTAGGAGTTGCTGTCACTTTGTTGGCCTCTTTTTGGAGTGAGTTGATACGCTGGCAATCGGTGCAGATGTGGGGGTCAAGCTTCCAGCCGGACTGCCGGAACTTGAGGTCGATTTGGTCGGGTGGTAGTAGATTTCTGATCTTTAGTTCGCCGGTTTTCGCACACTGGCTGCACTCTAGCTGCGCCCATCTCGTCATGCCGCCGACGCCCGGCAAAGACCGAAGCGCCCTGCCGCGCTCGGCTGTTTTGTAAGGGTGGCCATCTCTCGCCATCACTTCGCCCCCCGCTTGCCGTGCAGCTTCTCGCCGAGGAGGATCGCCTGCTGGCGGTCACCCCAGCCGGTCAGCCAGTCGGTGTTGATGAGGATGATCTTGCCCTCGCTGTCGTGGAACGCGCGCTTGGCTTCCCGGCGAGCGGCTTCCGGGCTGGGATCGCGCATCGAGGCGGCGTGTCCGGTGAGGGAGGTTCGGGAGAGGGTCACTGTGCGGTCCTTCCGGCCTTCATCAGCATCATGCGGGCAGTGTTGCGCATGATCGTGCGTTCGGTGATCTCGGGTTTGACCAGCGCGATGAGCTCGGCGGGTGCCGGAAAGAACGTGCATCGCTCCATCGCCCGCTGCCGTGTCGTCTCGATCAAATCCTGCGGGATGCTGCGGCACAGCGCCTCTGCCATGTCGGCAAGCATCATGGCTTTGCCCTGGCGATCCAGCACCGCCATGCTGCGGCTCGGCAAGCAGGCGAGGCGGCCAAGCACTGCTGCCCAGGCTTTCGGGTCTGACGGGGCGAGGCCGCGCTCGAGCGTTGCCAGATCGGCCGCGATGACATCGGCCTGCTCGTCAGAAACCCTCGGCATTTCCGAGAAGGCCATAGTCGAGCAGGTCTTGATCGTGTCGTGGGCGACCAGCACCCGCTGCAAGACGGGCAAGTTCTTGGAACTCGCCTGCGCCTGAATTTGCTGATTGCTGCCCGTTGCCATTGCCGTTCCTTCCATATTCGACCGTGTTTCCAACCCAGGTTTGCCAAGCGCGCTGCCAGTTTTTCATCGTGTTGCCCCTGGCGCGGTGATGGCTGGTGAACTTCTCGACCTCTCGTCGGAATCGGCCGTCATCCCAGCCTGCGACGATCTGCCCCGCCTCGGTTTTTGGCCCGAACGGTTTTGGTTCCCAGTCTCTGGGAAGCTTCCGAGCGACCTTCGTTTCGCCATCCTCCCGATCATCCTCGTCGCCAGCGTCGATATCGAGCTGGGCAGCAGGCGCGTCATCGCGCTCGCCCGGTTTGGGGGTGGGGGGATTAAGGGGGGAGTTATTTTCTTTAAGGGGGGTGTGGGGGGATTTTTCTTTATCAGAGGGGGGAGAAAGGGGGGAGGGGTCGAGATCGTCACCGGAAGCGTAACAAGTGACGCTTTGTGACGCATTGTGACGCTCGGTTACGCCTTGTTCGCCCTCGAAAGCGTCACCCGTTACGCTTTGTGACGCCTTGTTCGCACGGTAACGTCGCATCCTCAGAGCGGCCTTCGAGGGTCCTTTTGGCTCGGCTTGGTCAAGGATCGCCGCCTCAATATCCGCAATAGCCGCGACCAAGGCATCGCCTTCGACGCCAGCTGCCATCAGGTGCTTTACGGCGGTAGCGATGATGCTCACAGCTCGAACTCCACATTCATGTCAGCCGGACGCCAGCCCTCGTTCCTGATCGCCATCAGGTGCCCGAAGAACTGGCAGCGGTGAGTGCCGACCTTGCCCTGCCGGCGTTTGGCGCAGATCAGGTCGAGCTTGTTGCGGCAGGCGGCGATCTGGGCCTGCCAGTTGACCCAGGCCTCGTCATCGCGGCGATGCTCGACGGGCTTGGCGGCCTCGACGTAATATTCCTCGCGGAAGGGGAAGACGACGTTATCGGCGTCCTGCTCGATCGATCCTGAATCGCGCAGGTCGGAGAGCATGGGGCGCTTGTCCTCTCGGCTCTCGACGCCGCGGCTGAGCTGGGACAGCAAGATGATGTGCAGCCCTGTCTCGCGCGCCAGTGTCGCGATACCGGACGTGATCTCGCTGATTTGCTCGACCCGGTTTTGGCGAGGGTTGGAGCCGCCCATCAGCTGGAGATAGTCAATCACCAGCACCCGGAATTCCTTACCCATGCGCTCGAACTGCTTGGTCGTGGCGCGGACGTGCCGTTTCAAGGCCGTCAGGGTCATGCCAGGCTCTTGAACGAGGATGATGGGCATCCGCTCCGCCTTGGCGCGCGCTGACCTGATCACCGCGCGTTCGGCGGCCGTGAAATTGCCTTTCATCATGGTGTCGAACCGGATGGCAGGGTCGGCATCGGCGCAGATATCGGCAATGGCACGGCGCATGATGTCGTCATTGTCCATCTCGAGCGAGAAGAACGCGCCGCCGAAGCCCTGCTCAGCCGCCGCCATCAGCACTTTCATCGCGGTCGCGCTCTTGCCCATGCCAGGGCGTCCGGCGATGACCGTCTTTTTGCCGCGAGCAAGAGGGCCAATCGCACACTCGAACGCCTCGAATGTCGGCAGCGATATCCGGCCGCCCTGCTCGCCGTCCTCATTGTCCGCCATGATCTGCAGGGTGTCGTCGAAGGCCTCGGCGAACGTCTTGGGCTTGCGGCGGGCTGTTGCGGTCGCCAGCGCGCTCAGGCGCTCTTGTAAGGCGTCGATATGCTCGGCAGGCGCGATACCGTCTGACGTGTCCGCTGCGGCGGCGCGAACCTCGTCAGCGGCAGTGATCAGGGCGCGCAGCTGGGCGAGGTCGCGGATCTGCTGGGCAAAGTCCTGGTGACCCAGGGTCGCGCCAATATCGCCGGTGAGCCGGGCGAGATACGCCATGCCCCCGATCGCCTCGAGCGCCGGATCGTTGGCGAAATACGGTTTGAGGCTGACGGGCGTGACCGTTGCGCCGCCGTCGATCATGTCGACGATGCGCCGGTAGAGCCGCTGGTGCAGGGGTTCGTGGAAATGCTCGGGCTCGACGATGCCACGAACCTTGTCCGCGATCTCGTTGCGAATGAGGATAGCGCCGATCAGCGCAGCCTCGGCTTCGACGTTGCTCGGCAGCTTTTCAGGGGCGACGGCAGGCTCGCTCATTTCTCGCCCTTCATCCAGCGCAGCACCTGGGCATCGCTAACCCCGACATAGCCGGCACCGATATTGGCGAGATGACTGTCAGGGGCACCGGACGCCCGGCCTTGATGTAGCCCTGCCGGGCCTCGTCGACCTTGCGCAGCGCGGTCTGGCGCTGCCATTCGGGATCGGGCTGGTTGCTGTAGCGGTTCCTCATGCTGCCAGATCCTCCTGATCGTCGAGCACTGCCCGCACTAGGTCGCCATCTGTGGCGATGACCTCGATAAGGCGCTGGCAGAGTTCCTTGGGCGTCAAGCCGCGCCTTACGGCTGCGGGCCTCAGAGCGTTGAGCGTATTCAGGCCGATGACGACGTGATCGGGAAGATTGCGCCGGGTCCGCGCTGCCTCTGACAACACACCCGCGACATAAGACTGCGACTTGCCGAGCATCAGGGCGATGTCGGCGGTGCGCTTACCCTGATCGTGCAGAGCAAGGATAGCGTCCTTGCGCGACGGATAGCCGAGCGTCGGTTTGCGGCTGTGAGTGTTCTGCGGCACCGCGCCTGGCGTCTCGATGCGGATGACGCGCAGGGCATAGCTATAGTCGCACTTGAGCTGGCGAGATATATCGATCGGCTTCATCCCGGTCTTATGCAGGGCCAGGATAGCCGAGCGGACGCTGCCATAGCGCTCCATGGCCTTGGGCTTGGCCTCGACAGAGGCGATTGACGCGCTGGCGTTGCACGATCGGACGCCGTGCGATTCCATCTGGGCGCGGATGATTTCACGGCGGGGCAGGGGGTGGCTGTCCATCACACCCTCCCCAGCGGCGGGCGCAGAACCTCGTTCGCGCGCCAGGGGGGCAGCACGCCGCGCAGTTCGCAGCCGTAATCGAGAATGCCGAGAGCGTCGGCCTCGTCATCGCGCCGAGGCTTGAACCCCAGCTGGTTGCATCGTTCCATGGTCAGGCTCTTGAGGGTGGCGCGCTTCGATCCACGCTTCTGCGATCCGATGAAATGCTTGCGCCAGGTTGAGACGTTGACGGCCTGAACGGACCTCAAGCCCATACCATCGGCCCAGCTTTCGGCATGGGCAGCGAGGCCGGCGAGCACGCGCAGGCTGTCGATATTGGTGCCGCCCTGCATGGTGGCGGCGTGCATCGGCTCCTCGAAATAGAGGTGTTCGATGCGGTGCAGCTGGTAGAGTTCGTCGAGACTGTCCCAGAGCTTGCAATAGGTCTTGCCGCGGGACGTGAATTCACTCCCGAGCACCCAATGCCCGAAATATGCGGTGCTCAGGCCTTCGCCGAACACCGCATACCCGGTCGAACGCTTGGACAGGTCAAGCGCCAGAATGGTCATTCTTCGCCGTCCGCCAGATCTTCGTCCTTGCCGTCGCTCAGCGGAACCGCAGCGAGGTTGGGGCGGGTGCGGCGCGGGATCACCGGCTCGCGTTCCTTGCCCTCGGCCTGGTCGACCAGATCGGAAGGCATGTGGATGTTGAGTTCCTTGAGCAGGCCGTTGAGGCTGCGCAGGAAGTCGTCGCGCTTCGATTCCTCCATGTCGTCCAGCTTGAATGCCAGTTTCGCGGCCGAGGGCTGAATGTTGGCGTTCTTCTTGATCGTCTTGAACGCCGTGCTGAGTTCCTGCGCGAACTCGCCGACCTTCGACGCCGCCCGCTTGATGTCCTGCCGGTAGATGCGGACAGCGAGGGCGAAATCGTGCTTCGGAACCTCGCCGTCGACGGCTGCGGCTGCTGCTCTTGCCATGATCAATTACCTTTCATCGTGTGGAGGGGTGGGCAGGAATGGCTTGAAACCGCGCACTTGCGAGTTGTCGTTCGCTGGGGAGAAGACGGCCCCGTGCGTCCCATCGGTCTGCTCGGGATGAAGCGCCCGAGCCATTCTTTATCGCCGCTGCCCCGGCGTGGGATTTCTTGGTCATGCTGGGGTCACCCCCGGAACCTGCGAACCAGATCCTTGCGCTTCTGCTTGCGCTCGACCGCCTCAGCGATCTCGATGGCTTTGTTGCGCCTGGCGATGCGGAAAGCGCGCTGCGACGGCTCAAGGTCGGGATAGGGGCGGGGGGTGCGCTCGCGGGGCTTGCGCTCAGCCTTGGCGGGCAGCGGGAACAACAGGCCCTGGCGGATGCTGTGCAGCGCCTCGTTGAAGTGCGAGGAAAGGCTCATGCCGCCGCACTCCCCACCGCCGTCAGCTTGGTGCGCAGCGCGGCATCCTCGCACGGGGCGATATCGCGGCCGCCGGGGCTGTCGGGGTGATGCGCTGCCGTCTTGGCCGCCAGATAGTCGTGCATGGCCTGAGCGGCTTCGTCATGGTCGACATCCTCGGGAACGCGCACGATCTGGAAGCCCGCAGGCAGCATCAGGGAGAGTAGATCGTCGGGCAGGGCTTTCGTCTCGAGCAGCGTGAACAGCACGCCGGTCGGCATCTGTGCGGGCTCAACGCTTGCGTCGGCAGGGAAGTAGCTGGCCATCGACGAGGGCGAGATGCCGCTGTCGGCGGCGACAATTTTGAGGTGAATACCGCGCCGGTCCATTTCCCGGCGGATAGCGCGCTGGCGGTCGCGCACGATTCTGGAACCGTCACACATGATCCTGTTCAATCCTCTCGATATTGTCGGCAGCATGAGAACTGCGACCTCATCCAATGAAATGATGCTCGGACAGGACAGGGAGCGACCCCCGCCTGTCCGAGCTGCGTGGAGCGCTAACAGCACGCATCTGTTCGCCGGGGGCGGCGTTACGGCCCGCCGCCCCCGACTGCGCGCCGTGGTTCAAGTCCGGCGCGCGACCCTCAAGGCGACCCGAGGGCTGTCCAATTTCAGAAAGGGGGATGAACCGCAGCGGCTCGACCATCACCGCACCGCGGCGCAGGCGTGTCACCAGGCACGGGGCGGGGTGGCCGTAGATCATGCGGCCCCCTGCGACCGAGTGTTCAAATACTCTCGGATTTCACGAGCATGAGCGCGGCATCCATTCGCCATATCGTCATACTCGCGAGCTCTGGCCGCGAGTTCGATGTCGGTGCACTGGTCCAGAGGCACCAGCATGGTCTTGCCGCCTCGCTCAAATGTGTAAGCGACCTGCAAATACTCGAAGCCATCCAGAACAAGCTGTTGCTCAACCGGCTGTTTTTTGGGGTTGAACCGGCTGATAGTCGCGGTGACGACTTCCTTGATCCGCTGCCGAGTGCAGATCACGTAGAAATCTGTGTCGGCCCCCTCAATGGCGGTATGCCGCGCCATGATCGTGTTCACGTAAAACTGCACGTCCTGAACTTCGCCGCGATCAACATAATCTGTGATCAGCTTGCGAACTTCCGAATGAATGTTGATCGGCTGCATGACTCAAATCCTTGTCATGATGGCGTCGTGAACGGCATCCAGTTGCGTGATCAGTTGGCGAATGGCCTCGCGCTCGGAATCGATCAGGCGCGGCAAGATGTCGGGGAGGCTCCACTTGGCCAATTCCCGCGAGTAATCTTGGAACATGCCCTTAAAGTGCAGGGCCTTGTTGAAGTCGTCGGGATTACGGCCCTTAAGGTCGACGGCCTGACGCTTGGTGCCTTGCTTGGCGAGGGCGGTGACGGTCGGCGGACTTTCACTTTCGACCTGGCGCTCGAAGTCATCGCGGGGGACATTGGCGACGCGGACAGCGGTTCTCTGCTGATGGACAGAAATGCCTGCACGCTTGGCAGCGTCCCGTTGGGATGCAGGGAAACTGGTAAGGTCGGCCTTACTAGTTTCGGATGGCCTCCCACCCTTCGATTCGAATTGCCGCAGCAACTCCCCGCAACGCCGAATGGCGCGAGCCTGGATGCGGTCAGCCTGCTTGCGCAGCGTGTCGTCGTCGGCCTGCTTGGCGTAAGAGGCCAGTGCTTCGGCCTTGTCCGCCCAATCCTTGCACTCGTCGATGCTGGCGCAGTTGGCCAATGCCGTGACTGCGGCCTCGTATGCGGCGGGGAGCCGGGCAGCAGATGTGTCGATGGCGGCGAGCGCGCTCATGCGGCGGCGTCCTGCTCGGGCTGGTACGTCGCCATGAACTGGCGGATCTTGTCCTCAGTTTCAGGCCAGAGCCTGCGACCAGCCCGCATCTGGCGGACCAAATGCCGGTCCTTCATAGCCAGATCGCCAAATGTCGCGGCACCCAGGTTGTGCTCTGCCAAGAAGGCGTCGATGTCTGAAAGGAGTGTGCTCATGCCCACCCTTTTATGTGTGATACGTCACACCGTCAAGTGTGATGCAGCGCATCTAGCGGCGATAGGCGGTGGCATGTGATATGTCCCACATGGCAACCGAAGAATTTCCGCTGGAAAATGTGCAATTGGCCGTCCGGAGGCTGATGAAGGAGGCTGGCGTTGCTGCTCGCCCTTTGAGCAAGCAGCTGGGCGGACAAACATTCATCCGAGACATCCTGACGCGAAAGAAAGGCACTGTCCGAGGCGACAAGCTGATGCGTCTGGCCGAGCATTTTGGTGTGTCTGTTGAATCGATACTCGCGGGGACTGCGACAACCCAGCGTGAAGGCTTTGACCCAGCCGAGCAGCCGAAAGTGATCCAATTCGATGGCCGATCCAACGCTCGGCTTCGCACCGACTGCCCAGTCTATGGCACCGCATTGGGAGCAGAGAAAATCGTGGATGGGCTTGCGATTGAACAGACCACCCTCAACCGGGCTGAAATTATCGAGTATCGGAAGCGCCCGCCGATCGCGAATGGAATTGAGCGGGTTTACGGGCTGTATGTCCAGGGCGCTTCAATGTATCCGGCATTGCGAGACGGCGCTTTTCTGTTCGCGCAATGGGATGCGCCATTGCGAGTGGGCGATGACGTGGTGGTCTACATCCGCCCGAAAAATTGCGATGATGACGGGCTCACCGCGGATTGTGTATTAGTGAAGCGGCTGGTCAGGCGAAGCGCTCAGTATGTCGAGCTTGAGCAGTTCAACCCAGCTCGCGTTTTCAAGGTGGCGATGAAAGATGTCCTACGGATCGACAGGGTGCTCACACCGGATGACTATGCTTAGATTGGCCCTTCCACTCCTAGTCGCGGCCACGGGCTGCGTGAAGCCGCCCGCTGAGTTCGAGCAGTGCGAGCGATACATCAAGTCCCGGCTAAAGGCCCCCAGCTCCTATAAGCTGATAGGTGAGTCCGGTTCATGGGTGCCGTATGACAAGCGCGAAAGGTATGTTCTGTCGATCGAATACGATGCGCAGAATTCTTACGGGGTCATGCTTCGCGACACCCAGATTTGCATCTTTCCCGGCAAGGATGGGAAGCCGGACACTTCGCAATACATCGATTTTGAGCAAGCTTGGCGCACCGATCCCTATTTTGAGGATGCGGCAGATCGCGCAATGGAAGAAGCAGAGGCGGCTGCAGAGCAGGCTGTCGATTCGCTGTCAGACCCCGGCGGATAGCGTCACACAGGGCAGTGTGATTAAACACACATAATTCGTTGACAGGTGTGATTAGTCACACTAGAAGTGTTCCATCACTCGATGGAGCGCCCAATGTCCCACACCCCTCTCGAATGGCACCTGCACCCCGGCGCACAGGCCCTGATCGGGCTTATCGCCGAGGCCGGTCACCAGCCGCAGACCCGGACTTACAAGAACCCGATCAGCAGCCACCGCTCGCCCGAATGGGTCGAGGAGCGGTATTACGACTGCCCGGAGTATGAAGCGCTCGCCGGCATCCAGCAGAAGGCGATCGATGTGGCGTTTCGCGCTGCCCAGTCTGGCGATTTTGCGCAGTGGAACTCGCTGCGTGGCCAGTGCCTCGCCACCCTGATCGAAACCGAGATTGCCCGGCGCGGGCAGGCGGTGGCGGCGTGAGCATCTCCCTCCGCCTCCACTATCTCACCCAGGCCAAGCGCCTACTGGCCCGCCTGCTCATCGTTGCGCCCGATGGCTGCGGCGTCGCGTGGGTCGAGCGCACGATCAAGCAGATCGAGTCCGGCAAGCCGCTCCGGAGCGACATGCAGCAGTGGATGGACGGCCTCGAGGATCATACCCGCCGGATGGAGCGCCGCACCTATCGCATGACGACGATGCGCTGGTTTAATCCGGCCGCGCTGGGGAGGGCGTTTCAGTGAGCCGCGACCTGAACAAGTTCAGCACTGCGCTGCAGGAGCATGGGGCGGAAATCCTCGCGCCGACCAACCCCTATGAGCTCCTGCGTTTTCGCACCAGTCTTGGCGTCGGGGTCATCTATCGCAGCAAGCGCGGCGAGACGTGGAACCTGCAGGCGATCGCCGCGCGCGACCACATCGAGGCGCGCAAGGGCTCGCTGGCACCTGTGCAGATCCATGGCCGGCGCAAGGAGCGCGCGACCGTTGCCGCTCTGCTCGAGCGCGATGGCGACAACTGCTTTTTCTGCCACCAGCCCTTGGGCGACGACATCACCGTCGAGCATCTGGTCGCGATCGCGCATGGCGGGCCGAACCACATCAGCAACCTCTTTCTGGCGCATTTGCGCTGCAACCAGGCGGCTGGCCACATGAGCGCGCCTGAGAAGGTCGCGATGGCGATTGCTGCGGCAAAGGCGGTGACGGCATGACCCCCATCATCTCAGCCCCCGGCGCTTATGCCGACATCCCCATGGCGGATTACCACCGCGCGGCGAACCTGCTGCCCGGCCCGTCACTGTCGAGCAGCGGCGCGAAGACGATCCTGTCGCAGTCGGCATTTCATTTCTGGGCTGACAGCCCGATGAACCCTGACCGCCCCGAGGAGGACAGCGCGCCGCATTTCGCCGTCGGCAAGGCCGCGCACGACCTGCTGCTGCTCGGCGGCGACTGGAAGCGCGCCTATCACGTCCTGCCCGAGGGCTTCGCCTGGAACAAGACCAAGGCCATGCCCGAGGAAATCGCGGCCGCCGAACATGCCCGGGCGAAGGGCAAGACGCTGATCAAGCATGACGACATGCAGCTGGTCGAGCGCATTGCCGACCGGATCGGTGCCAATCCCGCCGCGCGCAATGCGCTGGTCAATGGCATTCCTGAGATGACGCTGGCTTGGCAGGATGCGGAAACCGGGGTCTGGCTGCGCGCCCGCCCCGACTTCCTGCCCTACAGCGTGATCAACGGCGACGAGATCCGCGTCGTGTCCGACCTGAAATTCATGGCGAGCAGCCACTGCAGCCCATCCGGGTTCAGCCGCGCGCTGGCGAATTTCGGCTATCACCAGAGCTGCGCCTTCTACGCCGACGGCATCAAGGCGATCTACGGCCGCGAGCCGACGCACTGGCTGTTCATCGTGGTCGAGAAGGACGATCCGCATTCGGTGTCGCTCTACACGCTGCCGCCCGCCGATCTGGCGCGCGGTCGCCACCAGAATCGCAAGGCCATCAACCTGTTCGCCGAATGCCTGTCGCGCGGCACCGAGGCGCAGCACTGGCCCGCCTATACCGCCGAGCCCGAGATGGTCGGCCTGCCCGCCTGGGCCCGCAAGGCGATCGATACCTACGGCAGCCTGCAAGAGGCTGCGCTGATTTCCGCTACCGAAGGAGAATGACGTGAACGAAGTCACCACTGCTGACGCCCAACAGGTCGAGCAGCAGAAGCCTCAGCCCGATCAGGTGCCTGCGCGCGCCACGCCGAGGCCGGTCGTGCAGGCGGGCGGAACAATCTCCGCGATGATCCCGACCGATATCGACCAGGCTTTCAGGTTAGCGAATGCCATCGCGATGTCGGGCATGGCCCCGAAGGCATATGGAACCGATCCCAACAAGTGCTTTGTGGGCATCTTGGCCGGCGCTGAGGTGGGGCTGGCGCCTTTCACGGCACTCCAGTCCATCGCCGTCATTGGGAACAACCCGGCAATCTGGGGTGACGGCGCGTTGGCATTGATCCAGTCATCCGGTCTGCTGGTTGATATTGAAGAAACCGATGATGGGGACACCGCAACGTGCACCATGTATCGCAAGGGCAAGCCAACGCCGATTACGCGCACGTTCAGCATGGATGACGCGAAGAAGGCTGGGTTGGCGGGCAAGTCTGGCCCTTGGTCGCAATACCCGCAGCGGATGCGCCAGATGCGCGCTCGGTCTTGGGCAATGCGCGATGGCTTTGCCGATGTTCTCAAGGGCCTGCATATTGCCGAGGAGGTGCGCGACCGGCCTGGTATGGCCGACGGCGGCGACATCAGCTCCAAACCTCATCGCCTCAGCAGCGCGATGCTCGCCCAGCAGGCCGGAACCGTGGTCGATCAGCCGATCGACCTTCATGATGGCGATGGCGTCGTTATCGGGGCCGAAGAACCCGAGCAGGGCCGCGCCGACGAAGATCATGGCGACCAGTTCGACGGCAACGAGCCCGAGCGTGAAGACGAGGCGGCTATCCCGCGCTGGCACGCTGATGTCCAGCGCATCACCGACGACCTCTACACCGCACAGACCATGGCCGACATCAAGGCTGCTGGCGCCGAGCTCGACAAGGTTCGCGTGACGCTGCCCGAGGCCGAGGCCGCGCGTCTCGACCGCCTGATCGGCGACGCGAAGACTGCATTCCAAGCCAAGGGAGCATGAACATGGAAATCAACCAGGAGAAAATCGAAGCCGCGATTGTCGATCAGGCCGTGCACAAGCTGATTGGCGATGATGATCTGTATGATCGGGTGCGGCGTGGTGTCGATGATCGCATCAACAAGCTTTTCGCCGAGCGCGTCGACACCCTGATTGCCGACGCTGTTGCCAAGATCGTCCGTGAGGGATTTGATCGGACCTATCAAAAAACGGACAGCTTTGGCCGTCCGCGGGGTGAGCCGACCAGCATCTCGAAGGAACTTGAATCCTTGGTTGCTGGCTATTGGACCCAGCGCGTCGACCGCAACGGCAAGAAAACGGACGACACCTACAGCGGCAGCACGACGCGCGCCGAATGGATGATGATGCAGATCTGCGCTGATCAATTCAGCGCTGAACTCAAGCAGCACACCGTCAACGTGGCCGGGGCCCTCAAGGACCATTTCCGCAGCGTCCTGAATGATCACATCGCAGTCATGCTGTCCGATGTGTTCCACGTCAAATCGCAGGGCGATCAGGCCAGAGCGGCAGCGAACAAGGCCACCGGCAGCGCGGTCATTAAGCCCGACGCCAAGCCGATTGGAGCATGAACATGGCAACCGCACCCATCAACGAAGAACAGCCCGTCGCCAATGACGAGGCCGCCAAGCCCGACCTCATCGCCCTGGTCGAGGAGCGCCCAGCGCGCGTCCTGATCGGCGAGGTCGATCCCGACGCCTATGTCGCCGCCCTGCGCGCCAGCGTCGAGGCGAAGGGACTCACTCCCGACACCAGGACCGGGCTCGATCAGATCAAGTCGGAAGCGCACAGCATCCGCAGCATCAAGGCTGGTATCGACCGCACCCGCAAGCAGCTGACCGAGCACTGGCGCCAGCAGACCGCGAAGGTCAACGAGGCTGGCAAGGTCATCACCGAAAAGCTTGACGCCCTGATCGAGGAAGTCCGCGCCCCGGTCACCAAATGGGAAGAAGCCGAGAAGGCGCGCAGGGCCGAGGCCGACCGCATCATCGCCACGCTGGAAGCCGCCAAGCTGATCCGGTTCGGCGAAACGTCCGCGACCGTGCAGGCCCGGCTCGACGAGATCCGCGGTATGAACCTCAACGACGAGGTGCTGGGCGCGCGGCTCGAGATGGCCGAAGACCTCAAGACCGAGGCGGTCGGCATCCTGCAGCAGGCGGTGACCGATCTGGCGGCGCAGGAAGCGCAAGCGGCCGAGCTCGAACGCCTGCGCCGGGAGAAGGCCGAGGCCGACGCCCGGGCCGAGCAGGCCGAGGCGCAGCGCATCGCCGAGCAGCAGCGCTTGGAGCGGGAAAAGGCCGAGCAGGAACGTATCGCCCAGGCTGCTGCCGAAGCTGCCGAGCGGGCACGTATCGAGGCGGAGGAAGCTGCTGAGCGCAAGCGTCAGGAAGAAGCCGCGGCTGCCCGTGCCGCCGAGGAAGAACGCCAGCGCCAAGCTCAGGCCGAAATCGAAGCCGCCAATGCGCGCGCCGCCGAAGCCGAACTTGCTGCCCGGATCGAGCGGGAACGCATCGCCGCCGAGCAGCAGGCCCGCGAGGAAGCAGAAGCGGCCGAAGCGGAAGCCCAGCGCCAGCGCGAAGCCGATCTCGCCCACCGGCAGCAGGTCATCGACACCGCCGTCGATGCGCTTGCCGGCGACAACGGCATCCCCGGCCTCACCCGGAAGCTGGCGACCAGCATCATTCACGCGATCGAGGCGGGCAAGGTGCCTGCGGTTTCGATCAAGTTCTGAGGAGCGCCCGATGCCCGAATACATCGTCAAGCACAAACCGAGCGGCAAGATCCGCCTCGTCGACGCCGACAACAACGCCCAAGCCCTGCGCCATGTCGCGGGCGACGAGTTCGAGGTCCGCGTCGCCACCCGGAAAGAGATGTTCCATCTCGCCGGGCAGGGCGTGCAGCTCGAAACGTTCGGCGTCGATCCGCGCCAGGGCGAACTCAAGACCGAGGGGGAATGACCATGTGGGGACGCATCAGCAAGTCGGCGCATGACGCCCAGATCAAAGCCTTGGGCGAGGTCCATGCTGGCGAAATCGCCACGCTGACCACCGCGCGCGATGCCTTGGCCATCCAGGTCGACGAGCAGAACCGCCACATCGTCTCGCTCGAGGCCGAACTGCGCGCCAAGAACAACCGCATCACCAACATGCAGAAGGACATCGACCAGCTGGAGGCCGAGGCGAAGGCCAACGCCCGGTTCGTCGAGGTCGGGAAGAAGCGGTTGGCGGCGCTGGAGAAGGCGAAGCAGAACAAGGGGAGGCTGTGATGGACAAGCCGAACAACCCGCAAGCTTTTCCGTTTGCCGCTGATTACGGCCACCCCGCAGCATGTGGGGGCATGACCCTGCGCGACTGGTTTGCTGGGCAGGCGCTGGCTGGCACCAACCCTTTCGAACTGTCGGGCTGGGGCGATGCTGAAATTGCAGAGCGGTTTTACCAGATCGCCGACGCCATGCTCGCCGAACGGGAGCGCCGCCAATGACCCCGATCCCCGCGCCGATGGGCAAGCCCTACCGTGTCAGCTCTAACGCGGTCTGGCCGCTGCGCGCCGCCGATGGCCGCACATTCGCTGAACACCATGCTGAGAAGGAACGCAAGCAATGACCAAGACAGCACATACGGAGGGGCCGCTGACCATGGACGGTTTCGGCAACATTCGCGCCGAGGGGCATCCATCGCTGATCGCGTTCGGCGGCGTTGCGCTAGGCAATCGCTCTGACCCGGAAGTGAAGGCGAACGACGATCGCTTGTTCGCCCTCTGGAACGCCTGCGTAGGCATCCCCAACCCCGAAGTTGTGGGGGAGGCGATTGAGGCGCTGCGAGCGATGCTTGCACTGGTCAACCGCATGGACGTTGCGTCATGGCTAGCCTGCGAACACCCCGTCGAGTTTTGCAATGCTTCAGATATTGTCGGCGACGCGCAAGCCATCCTCGCCAAGCTGGAGGGCCGGTCATGACCCCCTCCCACCTAGCCGGAGCCTACATCGCAGGCATATTCATCGCGATGCTGGTTGGCGAGCGGTATGCGGACAAGCTGCCGCGCCGCCATCGCCCGCTGATTCCGTTCTATGCCCTCATCTGGCCGCTCGCCATGTTCGTCGGTGCGGTGGCTATGTTCGGAACGCAGGCCAGGCGGTCGGCAAGAAGGAGGAGGAACGATGTCTGACCGCCCGATCCTGTTCAGCGCGCCTATGGTGCGCGCATTGCTTGCTGGCACCAAGACGCAGACGCGGCGGGTGATCGAGCCCGTCACTGGCCCGATCCAAGAAGGCGATATCATCGTTTCGTGGCCAGCTGATGCGCCGGTTCGCAAGGGGCTGACGTTCCGGCCGCGTTTCGCAGTCGGCGACCGCCTCTGGGTCAAGGAAACGTGGCGGACGCACCGCAGCTGGGACGATCACAAGCCCAGCGATGTCCCGCGCTCGCGTCTATGGTATGAGGCTGACCGCGACAACTGCGATCAGCACGGCAAGGCGCGCCCGTCGATTTTCATGCCGCGCTGGGCAAGCCGCCTCACCCTGACGGTCACCGATGTTCGCGTCGAGCGGCTGCAGGACATCAGCGAGGCGGATGCGATCGCCGAAGGGATCGAGCCCTCTGCGCTTTCCGGCCACTGGAAGGATTACGGGCCAGAGCCGCTGCCGTGGGCCAGCCCGGTAGAGAGCTATCGCAGCCTCTGGAAAAGCCTGCACTCAAAGCCTGACCACCTCTGGGCGGATAACCCCTGGGTCTGCGTCGTGTCCTTCGATGTGCGGGAGGGTAATATCGATGTCTGACGCCCTGCCAGCCACCCGCGCGGCAGAAACGCAGATCACGTTCGAGCGTATCGAGCTTGCCGCAGGCCCCCGCATTCTGCCGCCATGGGCGCGCGATCTGCACGTCGAGTTCATGCACGGATGGGGTAACCGCCCGCGCTACAAGGTGCGCTGCCGAACCGATCCCTTGGAGTTCACCCGCGATGGCTCGCCGGTCTGGACATGGCAGAAGCACAAAGCCGATTCCCGGTGTTGGAAAGCAGAGCGCGATGGCGTTGCTGCCGTCCATTATCACGGCGGGCGCATTTCGATGCAGACGTTCGATAAGCACGTTCGCTGGATCGAAAAGCCGTCAAAGGAGAACAGCTGGAACGGCGCGGAGGAACGCAGCGAGTATCGGATGCTGGCTACGTCTCACAGCGAGGGTTACGGCGGGCGGCACTTCGATATCACGATGGCCGAATGCGAGCTGCCAGTCTTTGCCGATGGCGTCACCACGATGACCAAGATTGAGGCTGGCACACCGCTGCGGCTACGGGGCCCCTGGCACGGCGGCGCACCGGATGGCTATCTGGAAATCAGTTACGATATCGACGAGAAAATCGACGAGTCTATGGGCTGGCGCGCGCATCGGCGTCCACCATGGTATCGGCGTGGCGGCTATTTCGGCCTCTACATCAAGCCCGAGGTCTTTCTGGACATCGCCGCGACCTTCCAGCCTCATCTCGAATGGGTATGGGTCACTGATCGCGTTGGCCGTCACCTTGAGCCGCTGGTCCCGCAGACCGGCCTGCCCAAAGGGCTTCATGTCGATCCGGCTGACTGCCCCGGCCATGACTATACGCGCAGCGGCAGCTCGACGAATGACAATCCCTTTGATCAGTGCAAGTTCTGTGGCGAGCGGCGCGATCCTAACTGGGTTTCGCCCTACGGAAAGGCCGCAGCATGACCGCCACCCCCACCCGCGCGCAGATCGAGCGCGAGATAGCCGAGGGGCTGGACCGGCTTGCCAGCAAGGCCACCCAGCGCGGCGTTGCAAGAGGGCTCAGGGTCGCCGCCGATCATGTCCGGGCGGGGCTTTATTTGGAGGAGCGGAAGGGATGACGGCAGCGGCGCGCTTTACCCAGGCCGACATGGAGCGAGCCGTAAAGACCGCCAAGAAGGTCGCGGGCCGCGAGCGCGCGCGTGTGGTGTTCAGGTTGGACAACAGGGAAATCGAGTTCATCATCGGCGAATCGACGCAGGACCAGCCTGCGCCCGAAACCTGGAGCGATGATGATGTCTGACCTACCCGCCCATGTCTGCGAGGTCTTCGACCGGCATGGCAAGATCCGCTACCGCTTTCGCCGCGCCGGCTTCCGGTCGGGCTACATCAAGGCCGAGCCGGGGACGCCCGAGTTCATGAGGCGCTATGCAGAACTGCTCGAGGGGAAGGTCGAGCGCACGGCCATCCAGTCGCCGAACCGCGTTGCCCCGCGCAGCCTCGATGACCTTGGCCAGCGCCTGCGCGCCACCGTCAAATGGCAGCGGCAGGCTTCGTCGACCAAGACGGTCTATGGCGGGATCATCGATCGGTTCTGCGACACCAAGGACCGCAAGGGCAGGCGCTATGGCGAGAGGCCGGTCGCATCGGTGACTGTGGGCTGGCTCGAGAACATCTTGGGCCAGATGGCTGATCGGCCGCAGGCGGCGAACATGCTGCGCAAGACGGTTCGCCGGATGCTGAACCACGCGATCAAGCTGGGCTGGCGCACGGACAATCCCGCCGATCTTACCGATGCCTATCCGAAGGGTGAGGGCTATCACTGCTGGACCGAGGAGGAAATCGCGCAGTTCCGTCAGCACCACAAGCTGGGCAGCACGGCACGTCTCGCCATGGAGCTCGCCCTGAACACCGCCGCGCGCCGCTGCAATGTCGCCAAGATCGAGCGCGAGCATATCAAGGACGGCCGCATCTCGGTGCAGCATGTGAAGAACGGGAACGCGACCCGCGTTGCGATTGCGCCGGAGACGCGCGCGGCGATCGATGCCATGCCCGCAGCGCCCATTCGCCACCTGATCGTGACCAAGTTCGGCAAGCCCTACACCGTCGCCGGATTCGGCAACGCTTTCAGGGAATGGTGCGACCAGGCCGGTCTGCCGAAGCGCTGCTCGATCCATGGACTGCGCAAGGCTCGCAGCCGCCAGCTGGCAGAGGCTGGCGCGACCGATGCCATGGGCCGGTCATTCACCGGGCAGAAGAAAAACGAGACGTTCGCCTATTACGCCGCAGCGGCTAACATGGACGCGCTGGCAGACCAAGCCATGTCCAACCTTGAACAAAGTGGCTTTGTCCAACCTCAGAAAAAGGACGATATTTCAGATGTTTGATTTAGAGGCTGGCTCCCCGAGTAGGATTCGAACCTACGGCCAAGTGATTAACAGTCACCTACTCTACCGCTGAGCTATCGGGGAACGCTCTTTTGCCTTCCCGGCGAGGCGATGCTCCCCGGGAGAAGCGCGCCTATAGCACCGGGTTTTTTGGTTTGGCAAGCACCTGATTTCACGTTCAGACGATAAATTGTTCGGCCGAAATGCGGTCGTCGAGGCTGTGGCCCGGATCGAACATCAGCGACAGGCGGCGGTTGGGGTCGATGGCGATCTGGATATCGCGGATATCGCGCACCTCGCGCTGGTCGGCCACCGCGCTGACCGGGCGTTTGCCGGGTTCCAGCACGCGGAAGGTGATCTGCGACGAATCGGGCAGCAGCGCGCCCTTCCACCGGCGCGGGCGGAACGGGCTGATCGGCGTCAGCGCCAGCATGCCGCAGCCCAGCGGCAATATCGGCCCGTTTGCGGACAGGTTATAGGCGGTCGAGCCCGCAGGCGTCGCCACCAGTACACCGTCACAGACCAGTTCGCCGATTCGCACCGCGTTGTTGACGCTGACCTCGAGCTTGGCGGTCTGGCGCGTCTCGCGCAGCAGCGACACCTCGTTGATGGCAGGATAGGTGACGCGCTCGCCGCTCATCGTGGTCGCGGTCATCGACAGCGGCAGCACCTCGAAGCTCTGCGCCCGTTCTAGCCGGTGCACGATGCTGTCTCCGCTGCGCCAGAGGTTCATGAGGAACCCAACGGTGCCGAGGTTCAGGCCATAGACCGGCACGATCCGCCCGCGTTCGAGCATCTGGTGCAGCGTCTGCAGCATGAAGCCGTCGCCGCCCATGACGACGACGATATCGGCCTCGTCCAGGCTGGCCCATTCATGCGCCGCCTGCACCTCGCGCGCCGCCTTGCGCGCCCTTTCGGTAGGGGAGACGGCCAGCGCGATTTTGCGGTCAATAACCGATGGGGGCATGTTCCACGCCTTATCTTATGGGTGACAGGGTCTTAACGGATCGGTGCTAATGCGCCAATGTTTCTTGGGGTCTTGCGCATCGTGCCCATGCAGGGCATCGCGCGGCAGTGTTCCTGCAAATGGGGGCGGGGTCTGGACAGCAGCGGATATCGGGACAGGCCGACCTGGCGCGGCAGCGGCGCCGGCGCGGTGGACGCGGCGCTGGCAGCGGCGCTGGCGGCGTGCGGCTTTGCGCCTGCCGGGGACGGCCCTGCGGATCTGCTGGTTGCGGACATGCGCGGCAAGACCGATGACCTGCCACGCGAGATCGCCGGTCATGCGGGTCCCGGCCTGCTGATCTGCGACAGTGCTTGGCTGGACCTTGCGCATCCCATCCCGCCTGGAATCACGCACGCGCTGCTCGCGCCATTTGCGGACGATGCGCTGCGATTGCAGCTGCGGCTGATCCATGGCCAGCTTGCCGCCCGCCCTGGAATGGCGCCAGATCTGCATGCGCGAATCGCCGATTTTGCAGCGGCGGGCGAGGGGGCTTTGCACGCGATGCTGATCGGGCTGCGCCGCATGCCCGCGGTCAACGCGACCTATGGCACTCCGGTGGGCGATGCCGCGCTCGAGGCGATGGAGCAGCGGCTCGAACGCCAGGCGGCACGGCTTTCCGCCGGCAGCGCGCTGACGTTGCGCCTGTCGGGTGGCGATTTCCTGATTGCCTATGCCATGGCCGAGGAGCGGCTGGGCTGGCAGGTCATGGCCGAGCGGATGCTGCGCGTCGTTTCCGAACCGCTCGACGTCGCCGGGCATCGGCTGCGGCTGACCGCGCGCGCGGCGCTCGCGGTGGCGCGCGAGGGCGAGGGGCCGGTCTCGCTGCTCGACCGGCTTTCGGCGGGCCTTGCCCAGGCGCGCGAAAGCGCCGCCGATCCGGTGCGCTGGGCCGATCGCCAGTCCGACCAGGCGCCGCAGAGCGGCTATCGGCTCGAACAGGACATCGTCCAGGCAATCGAGCGCGACGAGATCACCGTGCTCTTCCAGCCACAATTCGCAGTCGAGACCGGGCGGATCACCGGGGCGGAGGCGCTCGCGCGCTGGCAGCACCCGCAATATGGCGAGATTGGCGCGGGCACATTGTTCGCGCTGGCCGACAAGGCCGATTTCACGCGCGCGCTGTCGCGGCATATCCGCCAGCGCGCGATGCAGCACGCGGCGCGCTGGACCGGGCCGCTCGCGCCGCTGCGGCTGTCGCTCAACGTCACCGCCGAGGATCTGGGCGAGAAGGGCTTTGCCCGGCGCGAGCTGGCAATGCTGGCAGAGGCCGGGTTCAGCCCGCGCCGCCTGACGCTGGAAATGACCGAACAGGCGCTGGTGCCCGATCTCAAGCGCGCGGCGGCGCGCTTTGCCGCGTTGCGCGAGGCGGGGGTGCGCATCGCGGTCGACGATTTCGGTACCGGCTATTCGAGCCTGCTGTATTTGAAGCGCCTGCCGCTCGATTATCTCAAGCTCGACCATGCGATGACTCGGGATATCGGCGGGGCGGAAGCGGACCGGATCATCGTGCGCTCGGTGATCGCGATGGCCAAGGCGCTGAACCTCAAGGTCATTGCCGAGGGGGTGGAGAGCGACGCCCAGCTTGCCGCGCTGCGCGCCGAGGGCTGCGACTATTTCCAGGGCTTCCTGCGCGGCCGGGCGATGGAGGCGGAGGTTTTCGCGGAGTTTGCGCAGGGTGAGCTGGGCTGAAATTCGAGCCAGCGACATCATTCCCGCGAACGCGGGAATCCCGCTTTCAAGCCGGCGCGAAGAATAAGCGGGGCCCCCCCCCCCCGCGTTCGCGGGGGTGACGGGCAAGGAAAGGAAACTGTCCGCAGCCTCGGCGCGCCTTCC